ACACAGGCCAGTGCAGCCAGTGCAAGCGCTGCCAGCGCACTAAGCTACAAGAACAGCGCAGAAGCCGCTGCAGCAGCCGCGCAAGCTGCGGCTGGGCTTCCGGCCATCGTCGGCAATGCGCTGAAAGCACTGCGCGTAAAAAGCGACGAAACCGGCGTAGAGTGGGCGGCCTCTACCGGCCCCGCAATTGGCGATGTGCTAATGACGGCACGCGCCGCGCCGTCGCCTGAGTATTTACCGGCGGATGCCAGCGTTTACTTGAAGTCGGCATATCCGACGCTGGCGGCATTGCTTGACGATCCGGCGCCGCCGAACACCAAGCTTGCCAATCCGGCAACTTTGCCAACTGGCAATGCAACGTCATCTGCTTTCAGCACTGATGGCACATACCTTGCTGTAGCGCACAACACAAGCCCGTTCATCACCATTTACAAACGGAGCGGCGAAACATTCACCAAGTTATCCGACCCAGCGACGCTGCCTACTGGTACTGGCAGGGGCGTGGCATTCAGCGCGGATGGTACGTATCTCGCTGTAGCGCATGACACAAGCCCTTTTGTCACTATTTATAAACGCAGCGGTGATACTTTTACCAAGCTGTCAGATCCAGCAACCTTGCCAGCTGGTGCGGCTCGTGCGACTGCTTTCAGCAGCGATGGCACGTACCTTGCCGTTGCCCATTCCACAACGCCATTCATCACCATTTACAAGCGCAGCGGTGACACGTTTACAAAGCTGACCAACCCAGCAACTTTACCGACAGGTACGACAGCCTACGGAGTGGCATTTAGTCCTGATTTTACATATCTGGCAGTTGGTCATGACGCCACGCCTTTTGTCACGATTTATAAACGCAGTGGTGACACGTTTACAAAGCTGACCAACCCATCTGTTTTGCCGTTATCCGCAGTTACTGGATTGTCATTTAGTCCTGATGGTAATTATCTTTCTTTGGCTTTGGGCGGAGACTCTTTCCTTTCGACGTATAAGCGAAGTGGAGACACATTCACAAAGCTGCAAGATCCAATACTTTCACCGTCTGGTGTTGGGGTTGGCATATCTTTTAGTCCTGATGGATTGTTTGTAGCCTTAGCGCATAGCACAACGCCTTTTGTATCTGTGTACAAGCGCAAAGGCGACACGATGACGAAAATGCCAAATCCAAACACTTTGCCGACTGGCAACGGTGCGGGCGTGTCTTTCTACAGCGGGCCATCTGCGTATCTTGATAACTTCATGGCTGTGGCTCACACGACCACGCCTTTTGTCACGATCTACCGAGACGGCTACAACTACGACCCGACTATTGAGTTTGCCACACCGGCAATCGGCGTTTCTGACGTGAACGTGAACGCATATATCAAGGCGACATAATATGAAGATCAAAATTTACCAGATCGATGCGCAAGGGTACTTCACCGGCGCAGTTGATGAAGTAGAGGCTTCCGCCCCTGCTCCTCAGGGCTGGACTCGCAGCGAGCCGCCGACAGTTGGCGATGGTGAGTGGGCAGTGTTCGATGGGCGGTGGCGCATCACGGGAACGGCTCCAGGTAAAACACCTGCCGAGATGATGACGGAAGAGCTAGCAGAGCTGGCGCTAGTGTATGAGGATGACACGCTAGGCTTTCAGCGCCGCATGGCCACCATCACGCTTGCCGATGGGCCTACTGAGGCGACAAAGATTGCCGCTATCCGCGCACAGTGGCAGACTCGCAAGGCGCAGTACATTACCGACTCGGCGGCAGTCCGCGCCAAATACGCAGGAGTGTAAAACATGGATGAAATCAACCAGCAGCCAGAGCAGCAAGCCGCGAAGGTTTTCGAGGAGTACTGCCCTTTTGACGATGAGGTGATGGAAATCATCACCATCGAACACGGCGTGCGCGTCTGGCACTGCCCTGTGTGCGAATACATCAGGCCGGTATAAAACATGAGCAATTGGCGCTACAAACTTGAAGCGCCATTCGCATACAGCCATGCCCTTTTACAGGGCGTGGCTTTTTCGTGCGAGTGGGCGACTATCATGGACGGGACTATCACAATCGGGCCAGGCTACGCGTGGGACGGGTGCAGCCCAGCATGGTGCTTTGGCGGGCTATGGATCGGCACGCCGGACGGGCCTTTGAGGCCAGACGGCAGGCCGCAGACTTACGAAGCGTCACTGGTGCATGACGTGCTATGCCAGTTCGCGCCGCGTGTCGGGATGACTAAAGCGCAGGTGTCCGACCTCTTCTACGCCATGCTGATAGAAGGCGGTTTCCCGCCGTGGCGTGCGAGGATATACCGCGCCGCAGTCTATGCTTTCGGGCCGCAACGATGGGGGCTATAATGCTGGGTAATTATAACCTTTCGGAATATCGACCAGTGACTAAGGACGAACTTCAAACAGCCTTGGTCGGCACGCTTGTCTTGCTCGGCGGTGTCGGCATGAAGCTTTACGACTTTTGGCGACGCACAAAGACCGACCAGCAGCAGGACAGGGTGGTCGAGAGTAACCACATGGACAGCAAGGCGCTGATCGAGTATTACAAGCGAGAGGCGCAAGAGCATGCCGCACTGGCCGAACAGCGGCTAGTCGCTATTGAGCGCGTCAGCAACGAGCGCAATGAGGCCGTCCAGCAGCTTGGCGCACTCAAGGCCACGGTCGAGCATCTATCCGCTCAAGTCGAGGCACTGCAGGCCGAAAACCGCGAGCTAAAATCGATGGTGCAAAGCATGGCTGTGACTAACAAACAGATTCTAGAGAGGCTGGAAGGCAATGACTGAACCGGCATGGCTGATTGAGGCCCGCAAGCATATTGGCCTGAAGGAAATTAAGGGTTCCGCTCACAACGGCACCATTGTTCAATTCTGGAAGGCCATCAAGCGAGGCGGCATCAAGGACGATGAAACTCCGTGGTGCGCAGCTTTCGTCGGAGCGATGCTTGAAACCGTCGGCGTAATCTCTACCCGCTTTGAGTCTGCAAAGTCTTACGAGAAGTGGGGCGTCAAGCTGGACGCACCAGCAGTCGGCTGTGTCGTCGTCTTTGCCCGCGACGGCGGCGGTCATGTTGGCTTTGTCGTCGGTAAGGACAAGGCTGGCAACCTGCTAGTGCTGGGCGGCAATCAAGGCGATGCAGTGAACGTCAAGACCTTCCCGCGCAGCCGCGTAACGTCCTATCGCTGGCCTGCTGGTTTGCCGCGTCCTGCAACCAATCTGCCGCTTTTGGCATCTGCTGAGGTATCCAAGAATGAAGCGTAAGAAGAAGTCCCGCGTAAAAGAGCCGTCCACTTGGGCGGGTGCTGCATCCATCCTGGCTGGAGCGGCGCAGCTGCCGATTCCTGGCGCTAAACCGTGGTTAATTGGCCTTGCTGCCATTGCTGGCGGCGTGGCTATGGCGATGCGTGAAGGCGAGAAGCAGGAACCAGATCCAGCAGAGTAAAAAAAAGCCGGCAATCGCCGGCCTTTTATTTGCGGTGAAACTTCCACCTGAACGTGCCGCACCACGTCATATTGAGCGTGCTGCACTCTACCAATTCCCGCAGGTGCCGCGCATCATTACGCCACACCATAGCAGGTAGCGTGTGCAGGATGCGCCAATATCCAGCACGCGCATATGCAACCATGTGAAACAGCACTAGCGACAAGAAGCGAAGCGGCCAGCGCAGGACAAAGAAATATGCGGCTAGCGCCATAGCAGCGTAACCGAAAATCAGCGCCGTGAAGTGTATGTATTGCATGTTATCCACCTAAAAAATCCCCGCACGTGGCGGGGATGTTAAGAGCAAGCACCGTATCGGCTTCGCAGGCTTGCCCCGTGCCGACGGGGAAGGAGTTCGCCACACTTAGCCCTGTGGCGCACGCGCTGCAATGCGTGGATGGTGGGCGATTGGTTGTTGTTGGTGGCCGGCTGGCAGTTGCCGGCTTGCAGGGTGTCGATCCCGATAAATCGGTGTGGCCTCGGTTTTTCTCATGGCCCTGCGTTTAGCTTTTCACTTGCGCATCGCCACTGCGCGTCACCAACAACCAGCAACACTGCCCACCGGACGGCCTTATGACTGACGCCCGCAATGCTGCTGGGTGTGGGTGCTCGTCTTTCCGAGCTGTCAACAAAGCCGTTCCAGCCTAACCGCATCACCCTACTGGAACGGGGTTGACGGGCACACTTTCGTGCCTATGCGTTATATCCGGCTTTGTGTTGGTGCTGGCCCTACCCAGCTCGGTGAGGCGAGTCCTCACAGACTAAGCCTGTAAAAGTCCGGCTTACCCGACAGCGTTAAAGCAATGTTAGTTGATAGTTTGCTTGCTGTCAACAGTCTTTTTAATGTCAATGTCGATCAGCGGCGAGTCGTTGTTTTCAAAGGAATGGCACAGTTGCCAAAAAGATCAACCAGCCCCAGCCGTCTTTTTCGTGATACGCCAGAAAGATAGCGCCCAGCGTTGCGATTACGGCTACGATTGCTCCAGCGATTTGCAGGTATGTCATTCTTCCTCACTCATGTATTTAGGCAACTCGCACCAGTGCGTATGGAACCCTTGCTGAAACTTGCCGATGATTGAAACGCCCAGCGCTTTGTTGCTGACAATAAGCTTGTCATGCGGCGGTACTGGAAACCGGGTGGCCGGTTTCAGCAGTAGCGCGTCGGTTGTCGGGATCTTGTCTACCATCCGATCTTCCTTGATAGTTCAATAAAGCCTTGCAGCAGGTTTAGCAAGCCTTCGCTCGGCGGCGGATAGCGCACGATGCCCTGCGATGTGTTGCACTGCCATTTGCGCAGCGTCTGGTTTTTCAGGCCCATTCGGTTAGCCAGATAAGTGATCCGGCTATCGCCAATGGCGTGCTTGTACGGCCCATGCTCCGGCACTTGCGCCAGCAGTTCCTGCCACTTTGCTTGTCGTTCTTCGTAAGTCATGCTCATGCCTCAGTAGTTGATACCGTGCATTTTAGCATGCCCTTTGCACACTATCAACGCGCTGTTGCCATAGTTCGGCAGCGCGCAGAATGGCACCCGTCCAGACGTACAGTTTTACCTGCGGCATTACCATCAGGAACACGCGGATAGCTCGGCTGATGGTCTGCATTGCGTCGCCGGTCAGCACGATGCGGTCATCAAGCCCTGCCGCATCCGACTTTTCTCCGCACGCCATCCATGCCTTTCCAGCCTCTGCCATATAGCGAACCAAGGTTTCATTTTTCTTGGTGGCGGTGTTATTCACGCACGACAGCATCGCGTGCAGGTAGATCGTGACGGTGCGGATACTCTCGCCGTAACCGTAACCGGCTCGCACCTCTTCAAAGTGCAGAAGGAATGGCAGGATTTGATCGTCTGCCGATGCGCCTAGCGGCTGCTGTCCGGCCAGCATTTGCAATGGATTTCCTACGTGTCGCTTCTTCATCTCTTCGCCTTTCTTTGACATGCCATGCAATCGCTTGTTGATGTGCGACGCTCAGTGCCGCCGCACTCTTTGCATGGCCTGCCAATATATGTCGCATCGCCATTGGCTTTCGCCTTGGACTTGTTTTCACGCGCCAGCGTGTACTCGCTCTTGTACACGCCGCCAGCCTTGTCGCACTGCACGCAGGCGCGGTTTTTTGTGTACCGCTTGCAGCTTCCGCACCGCACACATGACGCACCGCTGTATGTCAGCGCACCGGATCTGATGGCTTTCGCGTATGCCACCGATGCCGACCCTTTCGCCATCGGCTTTTTGGGCGGTGGCTCGGCCTTGTCCGGCATGTTAAGTATCTGATTGACCAAGCATTGCAAACTCATTCCTCCCACACCTCCCGCGTGTGAACGCGCTCCTCGCGTGCCGCTTGCAACTCCCTGCGTCGTTTCACCACGTCGGCGGAAACGCCAGGTACTTTCTGCTCCGGCAGCATGAAATGGCTCCGGCGGTCGATCATGTCTAGGTAGTCATGGCGCCGCTGTTGTGACGATTTGAATTTCATTATTCTTCACCCATCAATGCCAGCTTCGCTTTGATACGTGCAATCTCCAGCTTGCACGATGCGGCTGTCTGGTCGCGCCAGCTGTCAATCTCAACCAGTGCGACGCTGTACGTTTGCTGGGCGTGGTGCTTCTTATCGCGTGCTCGGTCATCCAAACTATCTAGCATGGCGCGTTCGCGTGCCAGATCCTGGCGCAGCAGTCGGGCAGCACGGCGGCTCCAGAACTCCGCCCAGCGCTCGGCCAGCGTGGTGCCGCGCTTTGCCGGTGCGCAGGCTTCTTTCAGTTCTGTTGCAGATACCGCGTTGGCTGTGCAGTTTTCCAGGGTGATGATGTTTTGTTCCATGATTTTTCCTTTGCTGGCCGCCGTGGCGGCCTGGGGTTGTTGTTACCGCGCGTTGCCGCCGATTTCTTCGGCTGCTTCTTCCGCTGTGCAGCCGTCTAGGTACAGATCAAGCGCGTCGTCTTCATCCACTTCACGGTGGAGCAGGTTTTCCACTTTGGCGCGCCACGCAGAAAATGCGCGCTCTTCTTTTGTGGCCCTGCACTCTTCGCGGGCCATGGTTGCCATGTTCATTTTGCTTTCCTTCGTTTTTGCGTTGTTGATGTGTGTACTATAGCCCCACGCTTGCAATCCGTCAACACATCATCGCAAGAAAAACCCGCATTTCTGCGGGTGTGGTTTTTATGCGCCAGTACTCCCAAAGCCACCAGCCCCGCGATCAGTCTCGCCCAGGCTGTCCGCCTCGACTAGCTCAACACGCGGAACGGGCACGATCATGGCCTGGGCGATGCGGTCGCCTGGCTTGACGGAAAGATAAGCGTCATCATCGTTGTCGCACGTAAGTTTTACCATCAGCTCCCCGCGATAGTCACTGTCCAGGATTCCAACCGCGTTACAAAGACGGGTATTAAACCTGAAGCCGTGTCCGCTGCGGCTGTACACCATCAGCGCATAGCCTTCAGGTACTTCAAAGGCAAGGCCAGTGCCGCACACGACGGGGCGGGATTCGGTAACATGCGCACCAAGCGCATACGCATCGTCAACCGTCAGCGCATGCAGATCAAAACACGCCGCGCCGGCGGTAGCGTACTGCGGCAGGATGGCATCAGGATGTAGCTTTTTGACTTTGACTTGCATTTGGGTCGAACCTCACATTGATGTTAAAACCTTCAAACTCACACACATAAACCGGCGCATCGGCTATGTCTCTCACACTCTCAGCGCTGGCCTTGTACGGCGCAGTCACCCACACTTCAAGGCCATGCGACTGGCTGCACAAGCACGGCCTACAAAGGCCATTTGCAGCGGCGTAGCGCTCGTGGGCGCGTATCACATCACCAGCAGCATCAAGTGCCGCCAGATCGAACTTAAAGCGCTCTGTTAGCCATTGCTTGTGGCGGGCGGCGGTGGTCATAGCTGGGCGTCCTCCGGCTTAAAAATTCCCCACTCGGCGCGTCGCTTCTTCATAAGCTCCGTATACTTTTGGTATGCGCTGCTCTTTGTTGGGCTAAAACCCAAGCCTTTGCACCAGTAATCATTGCGCAGGAAGGTTTTGCATATTTTTCGCCAGCTTGGCACCTTCCCTGCACTCTCTAGTCTGACTTCGGCAAAGTCAGGTATTCCATCCTCGTATCCGCGCTTTGACCACCATTTCAGATATACGGCCAGCTTGTTTTTGTAATGCTCTGCGGTTCTTGGCGGCATGGTATTCAGCAAGTGATTGGCAAAACTTTCGTACGTGTGGCCTTCCGGAAGTGCAATGTGATGATTGCCCAGTACGGCCCCCTTTTCCTGGCAGTACTGCATTCCGGTGTTGGCTCCAGCAACTCGAAGCGAAACTTTTGCCCACATCGCAGGATCAACCACCTGATAAAGCCACAGCCCCTTCCTCGCCTCGTCGCCAAACGGCTCGCATATCCGCATCTGGCTAATTTTCATACCGGCCTGATACATTCGGTCATAAAGCTTGTTGTACGGCCTGCGCTCTTTGCCGAAGTAAGTCCATATGTCATCGGTTTTCCAGTCATAGATTGGGTAAATGTTCCACACATCGGCGACGGCATTCGTTGTCCACATCCTGCCACCAATGGTCGGCTTGTCTGACCTGGCAACCGTGCGGAAACGGTTCAAGCTTTCATCCGCGCGAATGCCGACAAAGCAAGCACATGACTTGCCCTGCGCATACCATTCTCCAAATGCTGGTACAAACTCCTCGAACGGCATCCCCTCATAGTAAAACGGGAAAAAGTCCATGTCTGTAATGCTGATCTTCTCAGGCTGGCGAACCCACAGATCACGCTTTGTCGTATCCCATGCCGTCCATTCAGGCTCGTACTGGCTGCATGTGTTCCACGTTTTGATTGGAAGTGCAACCCAGTACGGCTCGATCCATTCTGCGTACTTTTCGTACATTTCTTTGGCAAAATCGATGGTAAGTCCGATCTGGCACTCCCAGTCAATGAAGAATACGCCGATCTTTCTATTCCTGCGCGCAGCCTCATCCATAACCATGTGCAGCATTACAGCAGAGTCTTTCCCAGCACTAAATGAAAGATAGATGCGCTCAAAGTTGTCAAACGTCCATTCGATACGCTGCTTTGCCGCAGTAAAAACATCAATACCAATTCCACGTTTAGGCATCTTTCATCATCCTCATGTACTTGTCTTTCCAGTATGCTATGGCGCGATCGGCTGCTGCATTTGCCCTATCTTGCTGATCTTTTGTCAGCATTCGCCATGCCTGCCTTGTTAAATCTTCTGGGGCATTGTGGTTTATTGCGCATCCTGCATGCCCAATCCATGCCTGATGATTCATGGTCGATGCGGTCAGTGCCGCCTCGCACGAGAATACCCACTCATCAACTGCACGCCGCATCGCCGACTCAAAAGCTTCGCAATCAAGCATCAAGTTTCTGGATGCAGTGACATATCTGTCTCGCGCCTCAATTGGAACCGATCTCCACATGTTTGTTTTGTACTCTTCGCATTTCTCCCACCTGTGAAAAACTCGCTTAATCTTCATCAATCATTTCCTGTTCGTCATCACCCGTGAACGATTCCGCTTCCCACGCTTCGGAAAACTCGCGATCAGCAAAAAGCGTGGCCAGGCCGGTTACCTGTTGCAAGCGCAGAACTTCGTCCGGCTCCATGCCCAGCTCCTTGGCAATTTTTTCATCGCTCCAGAATCGACGTTTAAGCTCAACCACAATGTCAGACATTGCTTCGACTTTGTGCTTGCCCCTAGCCCTGTTGTGGCGAATTGTTGCTGCCATGCGATCGTTCTTGTCAAATCGATCTGCAGAAACAGCGACAAGCGGAAGGTATCCGTGCACGCGCTGCTGAATGTCATGGCACTCCTTTCCAACCCTGTGACGATGAAAGCCGTCAATTACTTCGAACTTCTCATCGTGCGGCATCGTCACGATAGGCTGGGTGTAGCCATCACTCTTAATAGAGTGATGCAAAAGCTCCATTTCCGGCGGGGCCACGCTGTTCGGGTTGTAGTCATTTTGGTGAACATTGTCAGACTTCACCCATCGCACAAAATCAACTGGCTCAGTTTTGAATGGGCTAATCTCATGCAGCTGAGAACGAATGCTATTGATAGCTTCAACTTTCTCATCAATTGGCAAGTCCTTAATCTGCTGAATGATGCTAGAAATGTCCATCTCAGCCACCCACCTTCAAAAAGATCATATGCAACGGAATGGTCACTACCAGACCGGGCAGGAGAGTGAAAAAGCAAATCAGGTGCAACAGAATGAAAATTAGGTGCATGGTTGTTACTCCTTGTCGTTGGTACTGGTGTCAGTATCGCGCATGGATTGCAAGCTGTCAACTAGATTAAAACGGTACGCCGTCAAATTGCCAACCATCGCAGCCTGACTTTTGCACATGATCCGGTGGCGCTGCCTCGAACTTTTCGCAATAGCCGTGCGCATCGAAGAAAATGCAGTTCTCGCAGCGCGGCGCAATGGTCTCCAGGTATCGCACACGCTTTTGCGCTGCGCCGATCTCGATTAGCCACTCTTGCTTGTTCATGTCACCAACTCCTGTCAATTACGTCGAAAAACTTGCCTTTTCGCTTGTACGTCACGACACTAGGCGGCTTGCCGTTGTTCATCACGCCGGATAGCTCTTGCAGATCATGCTCGGTTATTACGGCATTTGCATCGGTGCCTGACCTAGTGGCCATCTGGTGCAGCAGCTTCATAGCACGCTGACCGGCCCAGCCTTCATGCGCTACGCAAAGATACTCCGTCACCGCGTCCTGCATGCCGCCGTAGTACGTCACGGATAGCATTTCCTTTCCAGTGGCGCGGCTGACGTGCTTGCGCCAACTCCAGTCCGTCACAGCCAGCTCAAGCGGGGCCAGCCCCATAATGTCGTCGTTGTGCAGCCTAAACTCTTTCGGCTTCTTCTGCTCCGGCTCTTTCTGCGGGAACTCATGGCCGCACACATGGCACTGCTTGGCGTTCGCGCTGACAATCTCTTGGCACTGCGGGCAGTCTTTCGTCGGTGCCTGCCCGATGCCGCGCTTGCTTGGTGGCTCCACTGCGGTAATCGGGCCATGCGCCTTAACCGCTCCGGCGAAGTCCAGCACCAGGCAGTGGTCGGTGTGTGACTTTAGCCGCATGCCACGACCTGCCATCTGCACATAAAGCGCAGGTGACAGCGTAGGACGGGCCAGGACAACGCAGTCAATGTCCGGCGCGTCAAAGCCAGTGGTCAGCACGTTTGCATTGGTCAGGCAGCGGATTTCACCGGCTCGGAACTTGTAAATGATCCGCTCCCTGTCGCCTTTGGGTGTTGCGCCGGTGATACATGCAGCTGTGACGCCGTGTCGCTGTAGCTCTTGCGCCATATGCTCGGCATGGCTAACGCCGGTGCAGAAAAAGATGATCGACCGGCAGTGCGAGGCAATGCGCAGCGTCTCGGCAACGATTGCCTGCGTGGTCTGCTCATTGTCTACAGCGGCTTCTAGCTGGCCTGCGACGTACTCCCCGCCGCGTTTGGCCACGCCGGATACATCGATGGACGCCTCTGTCACCTTGCTGCGTAGCGGGGCAAGGAAGCCGCGATAAACAAGCTCCTCAATCGTCACTGGCTCAATCAGCGCGGTGAATAGCACGTCATCGCCTTCATGGATCATGCCGTGGCCAAGCCGGTACGGCGTGGCGGTAAGGCCAACCACCCGCATGCGCGGATTGATAGCCAGCAGCGCGGCAATGAACAGCCGATACTGTCCCTCATCCTTGTGGCTGACTAGGTGGCACTCATCAATCAGCAGCAGGTCAATATGCCCCAGTTGCTCGGCGTGCTTGTAAATCGACTGGATACCGGCGAAAGTGATTGGCCGGTGCAGTATCTTTTCACCGATGCTTGCCGAGAAAATGCCAAGTGGCGCTTCGGGCCATAGGCTTTTGACCTTGGCGGCATTCTGTTCGATCAGCTCCTTGGCATTTGTCACCATCGCTACACGCGTGCCAGGCCATTTTGTAATGGCGTCCATCACGAGCGATGCAATAACAACAGACTTACCCGCTCCGGTCGGCAGCACCAGGCACGGGTTTCCGGTCTGATTCTGCCGAAACCAGTCGTACAGCATTTCGATTGTTCGTTGTTGATAGTCACGCAGCTGCATGATTACGACTCCACGCCATCACCATACTGCGCCAAGAACTCAGCAGACGGCATGCCGCCGCATTCTTTCGCGCCATTCACTATCGGCTTGCCGCCTTCTACCTTAAAAATGATGGTCTTGCCGTCGTCGGTCGGCTCGAACGGCAGCGGCACAAGGTCAGGGTGCAGTACGTGGTGGCCGCATCCTGCATGCTGCGCTTTCGTCGGGATGAAGTCATCCCACTCTGCGCAGTGCCACTTGCCGTCTGCGGTAGCGGTGGACTTGGCGCACGTCCGGCAGTTTACGCGGCGCGTCGGCTTGTTGGAAAAGCACATGCCGGACGCTGGGCAAAACTTGCACTCGTACCATGTCGAATCATTGCTTAGAGGCTCTGGCATGCGATCCGTCGTTGTGAGGTACTCGGCACGCTTGAATAGCCGCTCTGCGAAGGGCTTAGACAGCTTCACGCGCTCGGTGTAAAGCTCATCGTTGTCTTTGCACACGGCGAAGTACAGCGCACGCTCCAGCCCCATGGCGTGCATGTAAATCTGCATCTGCGCATAGTGCATCGGCTTGGCCTGCTCTACACCGTGCTTCACCAGGTCTTTAAAGGACTTCAGGCTGTGTGTCTTGATCTCCAGCACGTGCGGCGTCTTTGGCGACTCCGGCACGCCGGAATTGATGATGCCGTCCATCGATCCGCCGAAATGGCCTGAGCCAAAATTGAACTGGCGGCCAGTTTCGGGATCAATCTCTACCACGTCCATGCCTGCGGCGCGAAGATCCGCCACCACATATTGCTCCTCCTCCTGCCCACGGCGGAACAGGCGCAGCATGCGGCCACTGAATTTCTCACGCACCGCCCAGCGGAAAGACAGCCACAGGAAGCGGTCACAGCCGTGGCCAATCTGGCTTGCGCCCAAGTGCGAGCGCGGCGACTGGTCGGTGCGCTGCTCAATGGCTTCGTACACGGCATTGACCGTGCTATTCATCGGTTCAGGTATCTGCATGGTTGAAAATGGCCGCACGCGGCGGCCATCCTTTCTTGCATTGTCAGTTGATTACCACGGGCGGCCAGCTGGGTTTGCTTGCGGCTGTGCTTGCGGCTGCTGCTGGGCCGCGCCGCTATTCCAGAACGAATTGCCGCCGCTCGGCTGCTGCGGTGCCTGCTGCATCATGGCGGGCGCAGCGCCTGCGGACTTGAACGCTTTGCAGTCGTTTTGCGCACCGTAGGTAGGATCATTACGCACGGCCAGCTTGACGATACCGACGCCGCCGATAAGCTGGTCAGTGTCCTGCATGGCAGCCAATCCGATGGCGCGCATCATATCGCCAAGCTGCTGACGCCCGATGCTTTCCGCTTGCGCCGATTTGTTGCGGATGTTGAACTTGGCAAACACAACGCGGCCTGCGTGCGTCGGGCCAGTGATGGACAGCTGGCAGTTGATGTACTTGCCGGTGCCGTCTTTGGTGTCTTTCACTTCCGCCGACTTGATGGTAAAGCCGTACTCACCCGCTGGCAGCGGGTCGAAGTTGCCCATTTCGGATTGCGGCAGAGTGTTTACGTCGAAGGTTTCGCCCAGAAAAGCCATGTGTATTACTCCTTACGTTCGATAGAAAAAGAGGGACGGCCAGGTGTCGTCGTGATGGCCGGTGCAAATGCCTGCTTTACTGCATCGTCGGCATTCTTCCATGCCGACAGGTTCAATTCAGGTTTCCAGCGGAATAGCGCGGAAACCGTGCTGCTGTCCAGCCCGCACTCTGCGGCTAGCTCTTGCAGCTTGTCGGCATCAATCTTTCGATTGAGTCTGCCGGTTACTTTGACCTTGTAGCCGTCAACGTCCGCCGTGGCGGTTCCTTCGGTATTGGTATTGATGCGCATGCTTTCAATCAGCACATCTTCCACTCGGCGGCGCTCGGCAACCGCATCAGCCTCCGCCTGCTTGGCGGCAAGCCACTGCTCGTACAGTCTGGCATCCATCACACACCGCCGATCTTTTGGATGATGGCGCCAAGGTCTGCCGGCTCCCACATTTGCAGCTTGCCGCTACGGTCTTTCGCTTGCCAGAGGCCGTCGGTCTGCGTCATCAATGCACGCTGTACGTTACCTTCGGCGTCACGCTCAGCACGCAGGGCCAGCACTTCGTCGAAGAAGTACGGCAGCTGCTGGCCCGTCTTGTTGCCAGGCATGGACGGCGCGTAAAGCATGCGGCCCTGCTCGTCAGTTGCCTTCTCGCACTTGGCGGTAAAGTAGACGTGACGGCCAGGCAAGTCGCGGAATGCGCGGATAATGTCCGTCATCTGCTCCTGCATCGCGCCGTAGGCTTGGCGTGGATCTTTGGTCAGCTTCTTCTCGTGGTTCAGCACGACCTCGGCAATCTCGCTGATGCTGTCCAAGCCTACCGACTTGAACTGCGCCGCCTCTTGAGAGTTGGCTAGCCACTGGTACGCCTCTTTCAGCGTGTCCATGCTATTGATCTCAATGAAAGGCATGTCTGCGCCCTGAATGGACAGCAGGCCACCCTCAGCAGAGAGAATCACCGCATCCGGCAAAGTCGCCATTAGAGATGTCTTGCCGACGCCTGCGTTGCCGTAGACAAGCAGCTTCACACCAGCAGCAGAAATGCCGCCTGTACGCTTCAAATTGATAGCCATATTTGGCTCCTATCGTTCTAACCTATCGGCCCATCCGGTCGGTTAGTGCGTTCATATTGTCACAGTTTTTTGTGGCGTGCAACAGTTTTTTGTGAAAAAATGCAGCCATTGATTACCGACAGGAGCAACAAGCATGACAATCATTGATCTGGATAAGCTGCGTGAGTTGCTGGAGCTGCGCAAGCCGCAGGAAGTAGCCGACGCCGTAGGCGTACACGTCAACACCATTCGCAACATTATCAACGGCACGCATTCGCCGCGTTATGACCTGGTTGTGAAAATTTGGGAGCATCTAAATGGCTAACGTTGTTTATCTATTTGGAGGCGAGTTCACGCCGCCGAGCAAGCCGGTATTGCAAGCGCCGGAGCTGCAATTCATGGACGCCATTGCATCGGCTGGCATTGATGCGCCGGAAAGCATCATCATGGACGGCAAGCTGCACCGCTTCAGCACCAACGGCAAGCGCAAGGATGACTCAGGCTGGTACGTGTGCTTTGACGGCGAAGTCCCTGCAGGCCGCTTTGGCTGCTGGCGCTCCGGCATTGAGCACAACTGGCGGGCTGACATTGGCCGCGAGTTGAGCATTGGTGAGCAAATGGAGCACCAGCGCCGCATGGCAGAGGCAAAGGCGGTACGCGACCGAGAGCTAGCCGAAAAGCGCCAGACGGCAGCAGATACCGCCGAGGAAATGTGGCAAGCAGCCGCACCGGCAAGCGAGGCCCATCCTTATCTGATGAAGAAGGCCATTTCTGCGGACGGCATGCGCGTGGCTGGCGATGGTCGGCTCATCATCCCGATGTACGACGCTGAGGGCGAGATGGTCGGGGCGCAACTCATCGGCGGAGATGGCTCCAAGTTCTTCATCCCAGGCAGCAAGGCAGGCGGCGCCATGTGGCTGGCCGGATCTGCAAAGAACGCCGCGCAAATCTACATTGCCGAGGGCGTGGCCACCGCCAAAACGGTGGCAGAGGAGACCGGCCAGCCGTGCTTCGCATCTTTCAGCGCAGGCAACTTGCTTGCCGTGTCTCGCGCCATACGCGAGCGTTTCGGCTTGGCGGCGCAGATCATTATCATTGCCGACAACGACGAAAGCGGCACCGGACAGCGCGAGGCGCAGAAAGCCGCAGAGGCGATCGGGGCGCGTGTCGTCATGCCGCCGATCGTTGGCATGGATGCTAACGACTTCCGGCAATCCGGCGGCGACCTGATGGCGCTTATCAATCCGCCGTGCGATACCGGCGCGGATGACTGGCTGATCCCCGCTGATGACTTCTGCGCCGCGCACGCGCCGGTGTCGTGGCTGATTAAGCGCCATTTGCAACGCGAGGCGCTGATTATGGTCCACGGCCCGTCTGGTGGCGGCAAGACGTTTGTCGTGCTGGATATGTGCTTGCACCTTGCAGCTGGCAAAACAGACTGGCACGGCTGGCGCGTGACGCCTGGCGCTGTCGTGTATCTCGCCGGTGAAGGCCATCAAGGTCTGCGCTCGCGCATCGCCGCATGGAAGAAACAGAACGACGCCGGAAAGCTGGATATGTGGCTATCCAAGGCCGGTGTCGATCTCAACACGCCGGAGGGTTTCAGGGTGGCACGCGAAGCCATTCTGGCACTGCCGCGCCGCCCGTCAATTATCGTTGTCGATACCCTACACCGCTTTCTGAATGGCGATGAGAACAGCGCACAGGACGCCAAGACGATGCTTGACGCTTGCGGCGCACTCATGCGCGAGTTTGCTTGCTCCGTGCTGCTGGTGCATCACACCGGCGTCAGCGATGATGCCCAGCATCGGGCGCGTGGCTCGTCTGCATGGCGCGGCGCACTGGAGATTGAGTTCAGCGTGATACCGGCGAAAGAAAAGGGCATGCCGCTGGAGCTGGTGCAGCGCAAGAGCAAGGACGCGGAACTGGTAGAGCCTATGTTCATGCAGCTGAAAACCGTAGAACTTGACTGGATCGATGAGGACGGCGAACAGGTAACTTCCGCCGTCGCGGTAAAGTGCGATGAAGAAGAAAGCGCCGTTCACAGCCGCGCAAATGAGAGCAAGACCGTCGCCAAATATCGCAGGATGTTTGAGGATGCGTGGCTTGAATCGTGCTGCGATTTCCTCAAAGGCGCACCGTTCCTATCGGCTGGAGACTGGCAAGGGTGGTTCGCGAAAAGCGACTTCCCAAGCGATGCAAGCCGCCGGAAGGAACTGTCCAGGGCCAAGAAAGAACTGATGCAATCGGGCCTAATTGGCGAGCAAATGGGCGGCTATGTGGTGATCGATGAAAGCATGGCCACAGCACTCGGCCTGCTTAAAAATTAATCAATATACATTATGACGATATGTGACAAAAACGGTTTTGTCACACTTTGTCACAACTTGTCACAAGTATGACAAAAGAGTTATCCACAGGGTTATCCACAGACTTATCCACAGGCAAAAATGGGCTTGTGACAAAACGGTTTTGTCACAATGTGACAAGCTGTGACAAGCTGTGACAAAAATCAGAAAGCGTCGTAAACCATTGATTTCATTGGGTTTATGACAATTTGTGACAAGCTGTGACAAAAATCATTTGTCATTTTTGTCACAAAAGGGGGCAAAAAATGAGCTTGTGACAAAGTGTGACAAAACCCCAGTCTTTAGACTGGGTTGTCACGTTGTCACAACTCATGCGGAAAAGTTTGTCACAGCACCCAACCAAAACTTCATGAGGCAGAAAATGGAAATGATCTCAAAGCTAAACCTGGACTACCCACCATCGGCGAATCGGTACTGGCGGCTATTCCGTGGCCGCGCCGTGCCATCGGCTGACGCAACGGCGTACAAGGCGCACGTCAAAAAAACAGCACTAGCACACGGCGTCATCCCGACGGCGGAAACAGTGGCGCTAGTCGTCGTGCTTCATCCGAAGATGACAAAGAAGGGCGAAGCATCCAAGACGGTGATCGACCTGGATAACTGCTTGAAGGTGGCGCTTGATGCGCTACAGGGTGTCGCCTACGAAAACGACAAGCAGGTTCGATCTATCCGGCTGGATTACGGCGAGCCTCTAGAGTGTGGCGGCTTGAGCATATCGGTTCATCGGCATGCAGATAGTGCTTGCAAGCCGTCAACTTATGGTAGATAATGCACTTCATCAACAGCGAGGAGTTGCAAATGAAAGCACTTAACCGCGCCATTGCGCGAACCGTATCGCAAATTGCCCGCCATGCTGGCGAAGGATGCCATGTGCCGATGATTATGGCGCTGGAGAATCACCTAGACGCACTGCTGACGATGGAGCGCAAGATGCTGGAGGGAGTGCAGGAGTTGGAATTGCCGGTGCCAAGCAACAGCTTGTTTGCTCCACAGGACAGTCAATACTGGACGCCGGAACGAATCGCAATGTTTAACAGATGGGAAAATGTCCAGCCGCCTAAGAACTCCAACGAAAACACGCAGCCCGCGCCCGACGTTATCGACATGACCGACCCAGCTAACTGGCAGGTGGGGGATGTGGTGGTGCGCACCTGCGCCAGCACAGCAAGTTTCATGCAGTACGAGAATTGCACCGTAACAGAAAACAACGAAAACGCGGTGCGCATTACTAGCAGCCAAAGTGGATGCAGCGTAACTTACCCGCATGGCACTGAGTACGATGGCGCGGAGCATTATTTCCAATGGCTACGCCACGGCGAGGCGCGATCATGAGCGAACTGGAACAGGCCCTGCTGGCACTCAAGAAAGCCGTGCATCAGCGTGACTATCTGGTGCAGATGCTGGCAGGTATCGACAAGGCCCAGCTGCTGGAAATGCTGGGGCCGGAGGATTTCAACAGGTGTATGGATATTTTGGAGGAGAAGTGAAGATGGAAAATAAAGAGACTAGCAGCAACGTACTGACCAAGCGCGAGCAGATTGCAGCAATGGCGCTGCAGGGAATGTTGGCCAGCGGTGTTGGCATCGGCATGGGGCTTAGTGACTACGCAGAGGATGCCGTTAAACTCGCCGACGCCCTGCTGGCTGAACTGGAGAAGTGAAGATGACTGAACATACTAAAGAGCCGTGGATTGCAATCGAGCAAGATAGAGGTTTCCATGAGTTGATAATCACAACGCAAGCCCGCATTGATTCAAGTATTGGAGAAATCTGCGGGATGAATATCCACTACAGAAACCCTATGGGTGAAGAACAAAGGGCCAACGCCCGCCGCATCGTGGCAGCGGTCAATGCTTGTGCTGGAATTAGCACGGAGCAGCTTGAAAACCCACCCAACAGCACGCAGCTTTTTGCAGGCATCGCTGGACGTCTGACAAGCAATAACATGAAGCTGCGAGATGATCTTTCCGACGTCACGGCCCAGCGCGACCAGCTGCTGGCGGCGTTGGAGGCAATCATTGACCTTCATGACAGCGCAAGGCGTGGCAGTGATGTTGCCGTGGCAATTGGGAGTGCCCGCGCGGCCATCGCCGCCGTGAAAGGAGATTGAGATGACAGAGCAAGAGATTATGCAGTTGGCTAAAGAGGCTGGCATGTTTGCCATGCTTGGCCCTCTCAGCCATTTACTAGATCATGAAATTGCTTGCCTGCAACGCTTCGCCAACCTCGTAGCCGAGCGTGAGCGGGAGGCGTGCGCTAAAATCGCTGAATCAACAGTATGTGATACTCACATTCCAACTGGCGTAAAAATCTACGGAAGACGAGCTGCAGAAGCAATCAGGAATAGAAAGGAAACGCAATGACCGCCCCCCAACTCCTAAACCGCGCCGCAGAACTGCTGGAAGAACGCGGCAAGCAATACGACAAACCAACCGGCGAACGCAGCATGGCAAAGACGGTGGCGGCGTTTAACGCCATCACGGGCCGTGACTTAACCGAGCGCGAGGGCTGGGAGTTTATGCTCGTGCTGAAGCAGGTTCGGCTGTTTCAGACCGACAGGCACCACCAGGACAGTGCAGAGGATGCGATCAGCTATGCGGCGCTGCTGGCGGAGTGTAGCGCACGGTAGACAGTCAGGCCGTCGCCTTTGGTGGCGGCTTTTCTTTACTTGCGTTAGTTGATAGTTTGCAGTATGATTGATGTGTAAGTTAACCAGGGATAGTGTAATGAAAAACTTAGACCATATTGCGTTGCAGGCAGCCGAGCAGGCGCAGCATCGTTGTCAATATTGCGACGGTACTGGCGATGTTCACAGCCCGACCGGAGAATGGCTTGGCGCGTGCGATTGTGAATCTTTCCAGCAGGCGCAGCAGCCGTGGGGGCAACTTTTGGAGATGGCGCGTCAAGTAATTCGTGATGGTCATGTTCACGATGTTGGCGGCGGTGATTTGGCAGTGACCACTTGCGAGGCTTTCGAGGGCTTGGATGCGTTTCTTCGCCAGCATTTCCCCGAGCCGCTTGGAGAGCTGACGGCGCAAGAGCAAAGGTGGCTAGAGGCTGACTTAAAGGCAAAGCAGGCGCAGCAGGCCGAGCCGCGATGCGCATGTGGCGATAGCTTCACCAGTGATGCCATGTGCGCCAACTGCCTTGCATCCACGCAGGCTGTGCCGGCGGCGCGGGATGTGCTGATGGAGGCATTGCTTGAATTGCGAGCCGCTGCAGTTGAGCAATGCAACGTACTGCCTGCCAAGTCGGCAGTAACAGTGAATGATGCCTTCAAGCTTGCATACCATATCAAGCGCATCGACATTTACGCTATTGCAGATCGCTACGCCGCAACTGCAAGCCAAGCGCGTGCCATAATAAACGAGCAGGCAGAAAAGCTGTCCAAGGGCAGGCTGCAATGGGAGCAAATCAACCAGCCAGCCGTGGCCGTGCCGAGCAGAATGTCTTACAAAAACGCAACGCAAGAATTTGCTGATGGTTACAACGCATGCATAGACGACATGATCGCCGCGCAGAAAGGCGGTGAGTGATGCGCTGCCTTGTTACCGACCGCACGTTTGCCGAATACGCATACCAGTCCGTCGCATGGTCTAGCGATAAGCTTCCGGTCTGCCCGCACTGCCGCGAGACACCGTACGATGTGGAGTTCAACCTTCGCCACGAGTTGTTCGACACCACCGAACAACTGAGCGAATCCGAGCAGAAAGGAGGTGCGTGATGGCCACCTGCAATAGCTACCCATCATGCAAGCGTAGCGATGGCAAATGCGCATGCTTCGATTTCCAACAGCGTTGCGCTCAAGAAAGAGAAGTAAAAAAATTCGCGGCAATGCACGGCTACAGCTACAGCTGGCCTAATTTTCCGGAGTCGCTAAAGATGCACTTAAAGAAGGTATCGCAATGAAACCATACGCCATCATCGACATCGACAGCGGCGAGACAGTACGCTATGTCGACAGCAAGGTAAATCCACCGGCAGGCTGCAAAATCGTGCAGACAGGGTATAAGCGTCCATCGGCGTATGAAAAGGCGGTGAAAGCCGCCGCGCTGGTGGGTGAGTGTGAGTTTCCGTTTTGATGGAGTGAGTGATGGACAAGCAACGAGAAGCGTTTGAGGCTTGGTGGGATAGTACCTTCACTGGCGTCCCCATGTCGGTTGCGGAGTGGCGTGTTGGTTGGCAAGCATGGCAAGCCGCCCAGCAAGCCCAATGGCTGCCGATTGAGACGGCGCCGAGGGATGGTCGTCCCGTACTTTGCGGTTGGAGTAACGGAGAAGAGCCATGTGTTTGTTACTGGCGTGAAATTGTATCTGGATGGTCGGCATGGCATGGATATCCAGAATTTGATGATCAACCCACGCACTGGATGCCACTACCACCGGAGCCTAAGCCATGAAATTAACCGCAAGCATTGCAACACCAAAGACTGACGAACAGCTTAAGCAGCAAGCTTTTGCTGCCGGTTTGCACGCGTGGAAATCTGGACGATGGCCTACGGCATGCCCACACCATCCTGGCAGCCTTATGTACGAATGGTGGATGGAAGGTTACAACTCGCAAAAAGGCTTTCTATGAAATGGACAGTAACCGCCATCGGGGCGCTTTTCCTCTTCACCGGCGTGCAGATTGACCACCCTTTCACAATGGGCGTAGGCGCTGCAATTGTTGCTTTCGGTTTGCTGCGGGGGGGCGTAAAATAGTGGTATGACTACCAAAAAAACCAAGGCCGTCACAGGACGGCCTACCGCCTTCAAGCCTGAGTACGTGGAACAGGTGGAAAAGCTTTGCAAGCTTGGTGCGACTGACAAAGACCTTGCAGACTTTTTTGGCGTGACCGAGCAAACAATTAACAATTGGAAGCTTGCCGAACCTCTCTTTTTTGAGTCCCTTAAAAGAGGAAAGATGCTTGCGGACGCCAATGTGGCGTCTGCTTTGTATCATCGGGCTACCGGTTACAGCCATGAGGCGGTGAAGATTTTCAATCACGAAGGCGTGCCGCTGGAAGTGCCGTATGTCGAGCACTACCCGCCAGATCCAACGTCCATGATCTTCTGGCTCAAAAACCGCCGTCCCGATCTGTGGCGCGATAAGCGCGAGGTGGAGAACAGCGGCACCATTGACGTTGCAACATCAATGGCAGAGCTGGCCAAGAAGCTACCAGGATGATTGACACTGCAAACATGACGCCGCAGATGCGGCGGGAATATGCGCGCTGGTATCCGCTTAAAGACATCCCTGAGCAGGTCAGGCTGCGGGATGAGGTTAAGCGGTTTAAGCTTGTCCCTGCTGGCCGTCGATCCGGTAAGACTGAGCGCTTCAAGCGTCATTTGGCCAAGCAGGCCATGCTGCATCCCAATGAACTTTACTTTGCCGCTGCGCCGACCTATTCGCAGGTGAAGAAAATTTTTTGGGACGACATGAAGCTGCTGACTTTTGCCAGCACGCACGACAAGCGGCCAAGCGAGTCAGACCTGAAAATCTACATGCCGAACGGCAGTGAGATTCATCTGATTGGCCTTGATAAGCCTGAGCGCTTTGAGGGTATCCCATGGACTGGTGGCGGAATTGATGAGATTGCCGATATCAAGCCAGAAGCGTGGGAAGCTAACATCTTCCCCGCGCTCAATACCGTTAACCCAACACGACCAGATTACCGTGCGTGGTGCTGGCTAACCGGCGTTCCTGATGGCCTGAACCATTATTACGACCTGTGCCAGTACGCGCAGACGTCAGGCGATCCTGAGTGGGCTGTGTATCACTGGAAGTCTGAGGAGATCCTGCCGCCCGACGTCATCGCCGCAGCCAAGCGTGTGATGAGTGAGCAGCAGTTCAACCAGGAGTTCCGCGCCAGCTTTGAGACGGCAACAGGCCGGATTTATGGCGACTACAGCACGGCAAACCACACCAGCGAGACTATCCAGCCGCATGAAAAACTGCTGTGGATGCATGACCAGAACTTTACTCCGCTGTCATCAGCCATCGGCGTGATGCGCGGCAATAGCCTGTTCATCATGGATGAAATCGTGCTGATTAGCGCGGTATCAAAACAGTCTGCGCTTGAGTTTGTGGAGAAGTTCAAAAACCACCAGAACAAGACGGTTGCAATCTATGGCGACCCAGCGGGGCGTGCTGGAGAAAAGCACGGCCACGCGTCTGACTATACCGATATTGAGGACGTGTTGCGGCAGCATGGCTGGAAGTTTGAGCGCAAGGTGAAGAAGTCAGCGCCATCCATCAAAGACCGTCAGAACGCCGTCCGTGCCAAGATCAAGACGGTTGATGGCGTAGTGTCATTGTTTGTCAATCCGCACACCGCCAAGTGGTGCGACAAAGGCTTGTCAACCGTGCAGCTGCAAGAAGGCAGCACGTTTCAAGAAGATCAAACGAACCAGTACCAGCACATCACAACGGCAATCGGCTATTGTGTTGATGTAGAATGGCCCATTAATTCGCCGGTTATCTCGGCACCAATCAAAATGTGGGGGCGCTAATGCCAGTTACTACACCCGCAGCGGGCTATGCGACCGCTGTAGACAAGGCCAAGACCGTCCGCGACGCTGCGGGCGGTGAGTGGGATGTGAAGCAGGCGAGCATTCGCTATTTGCCGTTTCCGAACCCTTCCGATATCGAAGTCGGCAACCCGCGCCGACAGGCTGCGCTGGACTACTACCAAGAAAACTACCTGAAGCGGGCCAGCTATCTGAACGTCACGGGCCGCACGCTTGACGGCCTAGTTGGCGCGGTGTTCCGCAAGCCTCCTGAAGCTGACCTACCCGCCGCGCTGGAGTATGCGCTGGAGAATGCGGACGGCGCTGGCGCATCGCTGGAGCAGGTCGGCAAGCGCATCGTGTCAGAGCTGATGATTGCCGGTAATGTGGGCCTGATGGTGGATTACCCGTCCGTGCCGCTTGGCCTGTCTGCCGAGGATGTACAACGCCAAGGACTGCGTGCGCGGATGACGGTCTACCCGATCGAGTCGGTTATCAACTTTCGCGCTGAGGTGCGCAACGGCCTTACCATCCTGACGCTTGTCGTGATGAAAGAAGCCGAAGAGATCCCGCAGGACATTTTTACCACCACGCTTCGCAACCGCTACCGCGTGCTGCGGCTAGAGGATGGCCTGTACGTGCAAGAGCTGTACGACGACGAGGGCGTGCTGATTGAGCGCATGGAGCCTATCGCTAATGGCCAGCGCATGAGTGAGATTCCGTTCAGCTGGATGGGGGCGAACTCCAACAGCTACGGCTGGCAAGGCCCGCTGCTGGCTGACATTGCCGCCGTGAACCTGGCGCACTACCGGAACTCGGCCGATTACGAAGAGTCGCTTTTCATCGCTGGGCAGCCGTCGCTTTTCATCACGTCTGACATGAGCGCGGAGCAATTCGCACAGGCCAACCCATCCGGCGTCAACCTTGGCAGCCGTGCTGGGCATTTCCTAGGCACAAATGGCAGCGCTACCCTGCTACAGGCGACCGCCAACGGGCCGCTGCGCGAAGCGATGCAGGACAAGCTAGCAGACATGCTGGCAATCGGCGCGAAGCTTATCAGCGCTAAAGGCGGCACCGAGACGGCAGAGGCTGCCCGCATCCGCGCGGCTGGTGATGCGTCCGCCCTGGAAACGCTGGTGGGCAATGCCAGTGACGGCATGGAGGCCGCGTTGGAATGGATGGCGGCGTTCATGGGCGCAGATCCGACTGCGGTAAACTTCAGTCTGAACCGCGAGTTCTTCCCCGAGACCATGACCGCCCAGGATGTGATGGCCTTCATCCAGCTGGCAGATCGTGGCGACATTGCGCAAAGCGATGTGCGCGACCGCCTGCGCAAGGCTGGCTGGGTGTCGTCCGACCGGACTGATGCGGAGATTGATGGCGAGGTGGAGATTCAGGGCATTTAAGCAACAGGCCGGAGTGATCCGGCTTTTTTTGCATGTTGGTGTTGACTGATTGCACGTGATTGGCTAAGATACGTACATACCAACAACGAAGTGTGAAAGGAAAGAGGATGGAAAAGAAACAAAAGCCAGCCGCTCCTACAAGTCAAAAAGAGTTTGACGAGGCTGTTGCATCTATTGCGTATTCTTTTTTGGAAATTCGTTCATGCATGAAGTGCAAATGGCCGGTTATTAGTGGATATTGCTGCACATTTTGTGGCGATACAAATCCTTCCGAATATGATTGACTGTTTTGATGTGTCCACGAGCCGCAAAAGGATAGCCAAGTGAAGCTAATAGCGCCTGTTGCATTGCTTGCCGTGGCCGCAATCATTATTGCGCCAGCGGGCCACCAGAACAAACCAGGCGAGCGCTACGTTGTTTTTGAGCAGTCAGGTTCGCAGTTGGTGCTGGATATGGTTACAGCAAAAGAGTTCCGCTGCCAGAATGGCAGGTGTGTTGAAATTCAAGAAAAGGACGAGAAATGAACGTACCGAATCACGAACGTAAAGCTTTCAAAGACATGACGCCGGAGGAGCGTAGCGCGATTGTGGAGGCGTGGCTTGTTGATGGTGTTGAGGTTTTTGGCGTGACGGAGTGGTTACAGGCAGCCTCAGGCCATCTCCTAAGTGATCTTCCATACCGCACCCGCCCGCGCCAACTCGTCATCCCGTGGGATGTGATTAAGCCTGAGTACAAGTGGGCGGCGATGGATGAGAGTAGATTTGTTTGCTTTTATGAAAGCAAGCCGATAATTACTGGCTTGGCATGGGTTCCAACATCAAAAAACTGGAGCGGATCTCCACTAAACATCGACACCACCGGCATAGACTGGCGTGAGTCGTTGGTGCAGCGTCCTGATGGGGTGTGACATGGAACCATTCAAAACAATCTACCGCCGCATGATCGAAGGCAGGCAGTGCTATCTATGCGGCGGCGTGGGGCATAATTCGGGCAGTTGTCCGTGGAGAGAGAAAGAATGAGCGCCAACGCATACTTAATCGACGCCCTGACCCGCCACCAGATTTTTCTGGAGCGGTTCGGCGGCGGAGAGTTCAAGAAGATCAAGCCTATTCTTATCCAGCTGAAAAAGGAGGTGGAGCAGCGCATCAAAGAAGAGGTGCTGACCGCCGACCAAGCTATCCGTGCTGAGCTGGTGATCCGAGACATTAACACCATGATAAGCGAGGCTACCGCCGCCATTAACGGCCAGCTGACCACCGACATGACCGATCTGTACGCATACGAAGCTGGTTTTACTGAGCGGCTGATGGGCGGTGCTGTCAATGTGCAGTGGGCGGGTGTGAGCATTGAGACTGCTGCGGCAATCGTGACGAAAACCCGCTTCAAGCTGGTGTCGGGCCAGAATATCGAGCCGCAGACCATCGACCAGATGATTGCCACCTTTGACAGCGCAGTGCGCAAGGACGTCAGCGTAGCGATCCGTGCGGCGGTGCTGGAAGGTAAGACCACGCCGCAGATCGTGCGCGAGGTGGTGCGGATGACCGAGAAGCGCACCTATCAGCAGGCAGCGGCACTAGTGCGCACCGTGACAATGGCCATTGCTAGCGAGGCGCGGAGTCGCAGTATTGACGCGAATGACCGCCTGCTTGCCGGTGAAAAGTGGGTGGCGACGCTTGACAGCCGCACAACCATAGGCTGCGCTGGCCTTGACGGCAGGATCTTCCCGATTGGCGAAGGCCCGACGACGCCTCGTCACTACCGCTGCCGCTCGGTGCGAGTGCCGGTTATCAAGCCGGAGTTTGCGCTTGATATTCCAGGCCGCACCCGCTCCATCGTTGACGGCCCTGTGTCTGCGCAGACAAAGTACGGCGGCTGGCTGGCAAAGCAGCCGCGAGAGGTGCAGGATGAGGTGCTAGGCGTTGAGCGTGCTGATATGTTCCGCGCTGGCAAGCTGAAGATCGAGGACTTTTCCGACAGTTTCGGGCGAGTCTATACACTGGATGAGCTAAAGGCGCGTGAGCCTTTGGCGTTTGTGTGAAGGTGGTGTGATGAGCAATATCAAGCAACTGCTTACGCAATGGAGGTGGAACGGCATGCAGCTAGCAAACCCGTTTTTAATACTGGTTCGGCTGGCGCTGCATGTCCCGATTAAGCTGGTTGGCTGGCTACTTGTTGGCATGTTGTATGTGGCCGGCTATCAGTGGCAAGCAGAAAAGCTAATGAAGGAAATCATCTAGCACCAACCGCCCCTGTGGCGGTTTTTTTGCATCCTGAAATGTTATGCTATAACATAACGCTATGAATCAACGGAGCAATGAGATGAGCGATCAACAAATCGAGAATGAAATCCAATCTAAAGGCATGACTGCTCCGCGCATCACGCCGGCCGACATCGAGGCGAACATTGTCGACTGCTATTTTTTCACAGCGGAGGACGGGGCGAAGGGCGCGATGGAACTGATGACGCAGCTTACCGGCTATCACAGTCAACTTAAATTGCTAACCTTCTGCGTTTTGGTGCTGCGTAACGGCTTCACCGTGACCGGCGAATCGGCCTGCGCCAGCCCGGAGAACTTCGACGCCGATATTGGCCGCAAGATTGCGCGTCAAAACGCCGTCAGCAAGATGTGGCCGCTGATGGGGTATGAGCTAAAACAGAAATTGCATGAAGGGAAGGTTTAACCATGGCACTCAAATTCGAGATTGACTCTCTCGACGGCGTTGACGACGCCATCAAGCCGCTTTACCAAGAGCATAACGGCAAGTTCCGCCTTGCTGTAGAAGGCATCGACCCAGCCGACGAGCTGAAGAACGCCCTCCAGCGTGAGCGCGACGAGCGCAAGAGCGCGAAGCAGCAAGCCGAGGAGCTGCGAAAGGCGCTGGAAGCCAAAGAGCTGGCCGAGCTTGAAGGTCAGAAAAAGTACGAAGAACTTTACAAGCGCGAGCAAGAAACCCGCAGCAAGACCGCTGCCGAGCTGGAAATGCTGCGCAAATCCATTGCTGATCGTGAGTTGTCCGAGGCGGCAATGCAGATTGCGTCCGGTTTGACCCGTGACACCGCACGCGCACAGCTGGCCAAAAAAGAGGCTTTGGCATTTGCCGTGCATACGCCTGAAGGCGTGAAATTTACCGTCGATGGTGCTGAGGTAACTGCGGAGCAGTTGCAGCAGCATCTCGCAAAGCAATACCCGTTCCTCGCAGACGGTGTACAGTCGTCCGGTGGTGGTGCCTCCGGTGGCTCCAGTCGTGCCAATGTTGGCAACTTTGGCGGCAATCGCGCAGAACGCGCAGCCGCTATCAAAAATCGTTTTAACTTACCGGAGTAATACAAATGGCACTGTCCCAAATGCAGGTATTCAACGAATACATCATGCCCGCCACCATTGAGACCTTGGGTCAAATGGTGGATAAATTCAACGGCGCTTCTAATGGCGCTATCCGCCTGACCACTGGCGGCTTTACCGGCGACTTCCTGCAAGAGTCTTTCTTCCAGGCTATCCACACTGCACAGCGCCGCGTGGATCGCTACGCCGCACAGGCTTCCGCTTCGGCTACCGACCTGACCCAGCTGAAGCACTCCGGCGTGAAAGTTGCCGGTGGTTTCGGCCCGATCCGCTTTGAGCCGTCGCAGCTGACTTGGCTGCAAAAGCCGACCAGCGAAGGCATTGAAGTTGCATCCCGCAACTTTGCCGAGGCGCTGATGGCTGACCAGCTTAACACTGCCATTGCTGCGCTGGTAGCTGCCATCAGCAACCAAGCTGCTGCAACCAACGACGTATCTGCTACTGCTGGTATCAACTACTCCAGCATGAACGGCGCACACGCGAAGTTTGGCGACCGCTCCGGCGATCTAGTGGCCCAAGTGATGAACGGCGCGACCTATCACAAGCTGATCGGCCAGAACCTGACCAATACACCGCAGCTGTTCCAGGCGCAGAACGTTCGCGTCGTGGATATTCTCGGCAAGGCTGTTATCGTTACCGACGCCCCGGCCCTGTATCTTGCTGGAACGCCGAACAAAGACTTCGTGCTGTCGCTGGTTCCTGGCGCTGCGACCGTGTTTGACGGTTCCGATGTTATCAGCAACATCGAGACCAAGAACGGCCAGACCCGCATTGAAACCACGATGCAAGTCGATTACACCTTCGGTCTGGCACTGAAGGGTTACAGCTGGGACGAAACCAACGGCGGCAAATCCCCGACCGATGCCGAGCTGAAAACCGGCTCGAACTGGGATAAGGTGGCTACCGACATCAAGCACACCGCTGGCGTCATCACCATTGGCGACAACGCCAAAAACTAACCGGCAAGCGGGGGCTTCGGCCCCTGCTTTTTTGGAGTGAGTAATGGATAAGATCATTTACGAACCGCACCCAGTAACCGCAGAGCGCAAAGCGGAATTGCGTGCGGCTGGTTACAAAATCATTGACGCCATCTTCGCGCCTGATGGTTACGTGCATCCAGAATCTGTGAAACTTGAGCGCAAGCCGCGCAAGGCTGCGAGCGATGACAGCGCCGAATAATGGCATGGTGCAGCCGCACCTTATCACCTCCGCAGAAGAGGGATTCGGTCGGCTGCGCGTAGACCCAGCGCAAACCGGCTTCTTCGAGGGCCGCGAGTTCCGCACGTTCTACGAGTTCAGCATTGCGAGCGGTAACAGCGTGGTGTTGAAGTTCAGCTGTCCGGTTGACTTCATCCTGTTTGCGCAGCGGCTGGCTGTAGATGCTGGGGCCATTCGGCTGTCTGCTATCACTGGAGCAGCAGAGGAAACGCCTTTTAATGCACCAATGCCGGTTATCGGCAAGAACCGCATGGCCTCGCGGCGTCAATACCCTGGTGGCTACTACGCAGCGCAGGCCACCATTGCGAACGGCGGCACGATCACGGGCGGAACTGTAGTGGAAGTGGTGCGAGTCGTGGCGGCGGGTGCGACTGCCCAGCAAAGCACAGTCGGTGGCCAGACTTCTGACGAGCGCGGCCTGCCTGCTGGGGCTTACTACCTGAAGCTTGAGAACATCAGCAATGGCCCTGCCACGGGCGTCTATTCACTATTTTGGGAGGAGCGGCCTTGATACGTTATAATGTAACGCATCGAGAAAGAGGGATTGCATCATGCCGGTAATCGTTGGCACTGACAGCTATGTGAGCGAGGCGGAACTGACCGCCTACGCGACCGCGCGCGGCTTGACGCTGGAAGGCGACGCGACCGTGGCGCTTATTCGCGCCATGGACTACCTAGGCGTGCAGTCGTGGGCTGGTTATCGCACCGTCAGCACGCAGCCGCTGGACTTCCCGCGAAACGGTGAAACGACCGTGCCTACCGCCATCAAGACCGCGCAGATGCAGCTGGCAATCGTCTACGACGGCGGCGCAGATCCGCTTGCGCCGGTCGGCCCTGCTGTGAAGCGCGAAAGGGTGGACGTGCTGGAAACAGAGTATCAGACCGGCGCTGGCAGTGTGACTGCCTACCCGATGATTGACCGGCTGATTGCGCCTTACCTTGCCGATGCGAGCGGCGCAATGTCGTTCACCGTGGGGCGTGCCTGATGGCCATTGACTACAACAAAGCACTGGCCAACGCCAAGCGCCTGATCCGCGAGAATGGGCGCGACGTGACGGTGCGCACATTCACAGCGTCCGGCGATGAATGGAACCCCGTGCAAGTGCCGAGTGACGTTGTGGTCAAGGCCGTGCAGACGCAATTCAAGGCTGAGGAAATCGACGGCACGCTGATTCAAGCTAGTGACAAGCTGTATCTGGTTGCTGGCGGCGCTGACATTTCGCTTGCCAAGCGGCTGATTGACGGCGCGGACTATGAGGTCGTGCGCGTTGAAACCGTGAAGCCTGGCCCCGCGGTGGTGCTGTACAAAGTGCAGGTGCGGCTATGAGCGATTTCATTTCTTTGACGCAGGCGCATTATTCCGACCCGCTATGCAAATCAAGATCGTTGCTGATCTTCATTGGCGGGATCTTGGTGCCGCGTGACTGGAAAATTGTAAGAGCAGTGGCTGGTATCGATGGGTTTATTGAGCGCTACCAGTGCCACGCAAATGGCGATTTCGTCATTGATGACGGCGAGATCGTTAGAGTCATTGAGCGCGGTAGCGTGTCAATCAGGGTGATTCCATGACCTTCGCCCGTGACATTGCCCAGTGGGCTAAGAAGGCCGGACTCAACGCGGAAGAAGCCGTCCGCGTGACATGCCACACTCTGAACCACGACATTATCCTTGCGTCTCCAGTTGATACTGGCCGCTTCCGTGGTAACTGGCAAGGCACTATTGCAAGCGCAGCATCCGGCACGCTTGATACAGACGACAAGTCCGGCGCTGGCACGTTGGCCAAGGCCAATGCTGCTGCTGGCGCCGCTGTCGGCTCGGTGTACTACCTTGTGAACAACCTTCCCTACGCACGCCGCCTTGAGTACGGCTATTCCAGCCAAGCACCGGCTGGCATGGTGCGCGTAGCGGTGCAGAACTTCCAGGCGGCAGTGGCCGCAGCAGCAAGAAAGGCGAATAAATGAGCCTGAACGCAGTACAGGCGGCAGTGTTTAAGCGGCTGAAAGCATCGCCGCCAAGCGCTTTGCCGATAGCTTACCCGAATATCGCTGGGCAGCAGCCGACGGCAGACTATCTGCGCGTCAATGTGCTGCCAGCACAAACAGAAACGGTCGGTGTGGCCACGCTGTCGCGTGAACGCGGCATTGTGCAGATCGACGTCATGACCCGCGCCGGAATCGGCGCAATCAAGGCTGGAGAGTATGCGGCGGCGGTGCTGGCGCTTTTTCCGCGCAATCTCACGCTTACCGAGGCTGGCGAGGCGGTCAAGTTTGAGCGTGAAGGCTGGGCGGCTCCTGCTTTGCAAGACGGCAGCTGGTATCAGGTGCCGGTATCAATCCCTTATTCAATTCTGAGGTAATAACACATGGCAACTTTTACCGCCGCAGGCGCAACCATCGCCATTTCTGCCGGCGCTCCGGCAACCCACGATCAAGCTGGCTTTGCCGCGCTGACTTACACCGTCATCGATGAAGTCACCGATCTGGGCAACGGCTACAGCCGCAACTACAACGCCGTGGAATACTCGCCGTTGGCAACCCGCGAGGTGCAGACGCGCAAAGGCTCGTACAACTCCGGCACAGCTACCATCATGTTCGCAGTGGACTTTGCCGATGCTGGACAAGACCTGCTGCGCACTGCTGCCGCGTCTGATTCGCTGTACAGCTTCAAGGTGGTACTGCAAGACGGTTCTATCCTGTACTTCCAGGCGCTGGTGATGGGCGACCCGATCACTATCAGCACGATCGACAACATCGTGATGCAGTCGTCTGACCTTCGCATCCAGAACGGCGGCGTGGTGTTCGTCTAATAAGAAGCCCCTTCGGGGGCTTTTTTGCATCCTCGCAATGTTATGTTATATCATTGCACTGGCGCGGCTAGGAGGCATCCGAACGTGGCCTAGTCAACCACTGCCGACGCCAATCTGACTGTTAACCCTTTGACTGAGGAGTCAAACATGATCGATATCAAACAATTCGCCATCCAGCAAACCGCCGACGTGGTTATCAAGCATCCCGTGACCGGCGAGCCGCTGACCGACGGCAAGAAAACCGCTACCGTCAAGCTGATGAGCCGCGCCAATCCGGTTTATCGCAAGGCTGCCGTCGCATACGTTGAAGCCATCCGCGCCGAAGGTGCAACTGCAGAGCAGAAAGAGGCCGCCGCAAACGCTTTCATCCAGTCCGCCGTGCTGGGCTTCAGCAACATCAATGCCACTGCTGAGAACCTGGCCGAGCCGGAATTTTCGTGGCTGCGCGAGCAGGTGGATGCGGCGCTTGGCGACGTGTCGCTTTTTTTGCCGCAGTAGAGCAGCAGCTTTGCCTTTATGCGCGGCACTCCGCATGGCTTGCCGCGCCAATTGACAAGATAAAGAAGCCACGCCGCGCTATCATTCCCGATGGCGCACCAGCGCACACCATGCCGCCGCTGCTGGGCTTCGATTATCTTGCAGCAGCATGGAGCGAGTGCGGGGCGTATGAGGTTGGCGTTAATGGGATTTTGCCGCTGTCGTGGCAGGAGATCCACGCCTATAACGCGGCCACCGGAAACCGCCTTTGCTCGTATGACTGCCGCCTTATCTCGCTGATGAGTCGGCTATATTGTGACCAATATCACAAATCGACAGACGGCAACTGCCAGCAGCCATACGTTAGCGAAGCGGTAGCCACGCCGAAGGCGGACGACCAGTCCGAGCGCATCAAGGCAATGTTCCGCAACCTGTCATCCTAAGCCCCCAATTTCGGGGGCTTTTTTCTTGCCCGTGCTAAAATCACGTCACGTTATAACGTAACACATGGGGCAATTATGGATATTGCGCAACTAGGAATATCGGTTGACAGTCGGCAGGTAAAGACCGCGACTGGCGATCTAGACCGGCTGGCTGGGGCCAGCGGTAAAGCGGAAAAGGCGACAGGCGGCGCCACGTCAGCGACGCAGGCTTTCGGCAGTGCGCTAGCCTCTCTCGGCATCGCTGCGGCAACGTCGCAGCTGGTGAAGATGGCAGACACCTACGGCCTGCTGCAAAGCAAAATCGGGCTGGCAACGGGTGAGATTACGAAGGCAGCCGAAGCAACCGACATGGTGTTTGCTGCGGCGCAGCGTGCGCGTGTTGGAATGGACGAGTTCGGCGGCATGGTGGCGCGGTTGGCTCCGTCCATCCGTGACATGGGCGGCACTACTCAAGACGCGGTGGCCGCGTCTGAGTTGTTCGCAAAGACGCTGAAGATCAGCGGCGCGACTGCTGAAGAATCGGCGTCTGCGATCTTGCAGTTCGGGCAGGCGCTTGGTACGGGCCGCTTGGGCGGCGAAGAGTTCAACGCGGTTAACGAGTCCAGCGGGCGCTATATGCAGCTGCTGGCCAAGGAACTCGGCGTCACTCGCGGCGAACTCAAGAAGATGGCCGAGGACGGCAAGCTGACGGGCGATGTGCTGATTAACGCACTGGCAAACAATGCCACGACGCTGGAAGGTGAGTTCCAGCAGCTGCGCGTAACCGGCGCTGAGACTTTCGAGCAGCTATCTAACAGCACGATGCAGGCCGCTTTCGAGATCGACAAAGCCAGCGGCGTTAGCCAGACCTTCAATGGCATCATGAACGCTGGGCGCGGCATCATTGACGCCGTAACCCTGGCGCTGCGTGACACCAACGAAACGGCCAGCGGCACCAGCATCATCGTGCCTGCCGTGACGAAGGTATTCCAGACACTCGGCATTGTCGCAGCTGAAACGGTCTACGTTTTCAAAGAGACAGGCCGCACGCTTGGCGCACTTGCCGCGCAAGCTGCTGCACTGGCCCAAGGCGACCTTGATCTGTACAAGCGCATTGGCGAGGAGCGCGACCGCGATTCTGCAGCGGCGCGGGCTGCTGTAGATAAGCTGACGGCCAGCATCGCGAACAGCGAAACCGCGACCGCCAAGCTGGCCACGACTGCGCCGAAGCTGTCCACCGGCCTGAAGGCCGTCAAGGCCAGTGCCGACGACAACGGCAAAGCACTGAAAGCAGCGCAGCGCATTGCTGAGCAAGCAGCCGACGCCTACGGCGACCTTGAGCGCAGCCTTCGCAAGCAGCTGCTGACCGAGGGCGAGCTGACCACCGCGCAAAAGGTCAGCATGGATCTGACTGACAAGCGCTACAAGCATCTGTCCGAGAAGCAGAAAGCCAATCTTGTTGCGCTGGCCAAAGAAGTTGATGCATTCAAGGCGCAGGAAAAGCTGTTTAAGGACATGGCCGCATCGGCGCAAGAGTTGGCCGACTCTGACACCAAGCGCCAGCAAGCTGCTGTTGATGCTGCGTATCAAAGCCGCAAAGCAGCCGAAGATCAGCTGGCGAAGTTGCAAGAAGAGGCCGACACCTACGGCATGACCGAGGCCGAGATCCAGCGCTATCTGCTGGCCAAGGCCGAAGAGAAACTGGCACTCGAAAAAGGCGGCGAAGCACGCCAAGGCGTCATCGATCAGCTTGAGAAGGAGATCGAGGCACGCAAGCAGCTTACCACCGCTACCGGCGCAGCTGAGACCAAGAAAGCAACCGAGGCGCTTGGCGGTGCAGTGCAAGGCACCATTGCCGACGCTATCAAGGCCGGTCTAAATGCATCGAACCCGATCAAAGGCTTCGCGCAGTCGCTGGGCAATAGCGTCAAGAATGCGCTTTACGATGCAGTAGCCAAAGGCTTGGCGGCACGCATCACTGGGGCGCTGGGCTTTGGTGGTGTGTCTGGCGGGGCGATGGCGAGTGGCGGCGGTGCTGATGCTGGCAGCCTGCTGGGCTTGCTTGGCGCTGCCACTGGCGGCAATAGCATCGGCGCTGGCTTGGCAGGCGGAGCGCTGGGCGGCGAGTTCGGCATCTTCGCCAATGCAGGCAACGTTTCTAACCTGGCATTGGCTGGCTACGGCTTGGCTGGTGGTTTGTTCGGCAATCTCATCGGAGCGGGCAAAACCGGCAGTTCTCTTGGTGGCCTTGGTGCTGCCGGTGGTGCGCTGATTGGCGGGCCGCTTGGCGCTGCTGTCGGCGGCCTCGCTGGTTCAGTGCTTGGCGGCGTACTCGGCGGCGCATGGAAAGGCGGCGGCGGTCAAAAATTCGGCGGCGAGGGCGCGATTGGCCGTGCTAATGCCGGCCTGTTCCCCGAAGGCCAGACCGACGCACAGGTTCAGGCAGCGCTGCAAACCTTCAGTACTGGCCTGACTGATGTTGCTAAAAAGTTTGGCGGCACGTTGAATAATCTCGGCTTTGCCTACGGCTACGAAACCGACCCAAAAGGCACTGCTGGCAACTTCTTCAGCAGCGTCCTAGAAGTGAACGGCCAGATCCTGCGCAATGTTCAGGTCCAGAAATTCAGCGGCGAAGTGTCCGACCAGATGGCGTCTGAGTTCAAGACGGCCACCGTGCTGGCACTGAAGGCCGCGAACCTTTCCGCCGACCTGCAAACTGCCTTTGATGGCTTCGATCCAGCCATTGAAGGCGCTGCCGATAAAGTCATGGCACGGCTGGAAGAGATCAAGGCAGTAGCCGATGCTTTCGACACGCTGGGCAAGGCCATGCCGCAGCTGTCCGGCCTGTCGCTGCAAGCGAGAGAAAGCTTGATCCAGCTTGCTGGCGGTGCCGAAGCGCTGGCGTCTGGCGTAAGCACGTACTATGACGCTTTCTATAGTGAAGCAGAGAAAACTGGACGCGCTACCGAACAGTTGTCCGCACAAATGTCGGCGCTGGGGCTGTCTCTGCCGGAGACTAAAGAAGGGTTCCGCGCACTGGTTGAGGCCCAGGATCTGACAACCGAGTCTGGCCGCAAGACATACGCCGCACTAATTGGCATGTCCGGCGCTTTCGCTACCGTGGCAGAGGCAGCGAAGGCAGCAGCAGCCAACATGCTGAACTCTGCACTTGGCGACCTTCAAAACTCAATCAATGCAGAGAAAGACAAGCTTACTCAGGCGTCTGCGGGCATTATCAGCGGGTATCAGGCGCAAATTGCAGCGGCAAAAGCAGCCGCAGCAGCCACCATTTCCGAAGCCCGCGCCAAGATTTCCGCGATCAAGTCTGCTGCCCAAGCGCAAGCGACTAGCGCAAAAACGCAAATCGCATCGCTTAACAAACAGGCGTCCGAGACGAAAAAAGGCTACGACGCGCAAATATCCGCGCTGAAAGCTGCTGCTGCTGCCGCTAAGAAGTCGGCAGAGGTGCAAGAGAAGGCGCAGCAAGATGTAGTCAAAGCGATGGAAGATCGTGCAAGCGAGCTTCAATCCGTCGTGGACATGCTGTCTGAAGGTCTATCTACCGATGCGGAGATGACATTCGACCGCGCCGCAAAAGTGCTGGCTGACGCCGTGGCATCTGGTGGCGTGTACGATAAAGACCAGCTGAAAGCGGCAATCAATGCAGTAAACGCGATCGATGAAGGGAATTACAGCACGCGCCAAGCGCTAGAGCGTGCGAAAGCATCCGCCACGAATGACATGGCGCGACTGCAAAAGATCGTCAGCGGGCAGCTGGACTCGGTAAACGCGCAAAAAACAGTTGCAGAGCAGCAGCTTGCGGCAATCCAAGCGATTCCTGAGTCCATTGACGCTGCACTAGAGGCGGATGTCGCACGATATGAAAAGCTGGCCGAGGCTGCGCAAGCTTCGTACGACAAGCAGATTCTCGCAATCGAAGAGGCGGCAGATCGTGCCGACTTGGCGGCTGAAGCGCAGATTGCTGCGCTGGAAGAGCTGATCGACAAGACGTCCGGCCAGCTTGACATTGACGTTGGCGGACTTGAAAGCAAGATCGAGCAGCAGCAGGTTACGCTATCGTCGCAACTATCGGCGCTGGACAAGATTTTTGAGGAGCAAAAATCTGCAGTAGAGGCTGCACTTGGCACTAAGCAGGCCGTGCTTTCCGTCGCTGATGCGATCAAGAATTTGCAAAATGCGCTCACTGCTGCGGCTAATCCGATGCAGACGCAAGCATCGGAAGCCATCAAGGCGATGTATCGTGATATCCAGGGGCGTGAAGCTGACGCAGCAGGCCTGAAATACTGGACGGATCGTTACGCGGCAGGCACCAGTCTTGACCAGATCCGCAAAGAGATTGCCGCATCGCCGGAGGCGCAGATTCGTGCCAAGTACAAGTCCATTCTTGGGCGCGAACCGGACGCAGCTGGTTTGAGCTTCTATCTTGACCAGATGAAAGCAGGCAAGAGCATTGATCAGATTGCAGCGGAGATTGCCAATTCTCCGGAAGCGCTCAAGATTAACGGCAGCCACCGGAACGGATTGGCTGAAGTCCCGTTCGATGGCTACCGCGCCGAGCTTCACGCGGGCGAGCGCGTACTGACAGCGCAACAAGCTGATTCGTCTGATAAAATGGCGGTAGATATTGCAGAGATGCGCAGAGAAATGGCAGCGGCAATGCAGGCCATCGCTGATGCTACTCGACGCACTGCGCGACTGCAGGAACGGTGGGACGGCGACGGCCTGCCGGACGCAAGGGGGTACTAACACACTATGAAACTTATCCGGCCGCAGTCGGTGACTGATGCAAAGCTGACAAGCAGCAATGTGCCAGAAGCCGACGCGCCGGTGTGGAATGCCGCGACGGCCTACACTGTAGGCCAGCGCGTTATTCGCACAACCGGCGTGCATAAAATCTTTGAGCGCAAAGTGGCGGGTACAACTACAACGCCACCAGAAAGCGATACCGTCAATTGGTTTGAGGTCGGCGCCACAAATCGGTGGGCAATGTTTGATTACGTCGTCGGAAGTCAGACGGTAAACGCTGGCAGCATCGTGGTGTCGCTCACAATGGCGGACGTCGCGAATGCCATTGCGCTGCTTAATATCGATGCTGAAACACTTCGCATCAAATATACCAACCCGACGACGGGCGTGATATACGATCAAACGATTTCACTGCTTGATTCGTCGGCCATTACAGACTGGTATTATTACTTTTTCGAGCCGATAAGCTACCGAAAAGACATTGTATTTACGGCTTTGCCGACTGATGCCTTTGCGACGATAGAAATTACACTATCCAAAGCTTCTGGGAATGTCGCCATTGGCGTGCTAGCCATCGGGCAGTCGCAGGAAGTCGGCACGACGCAATCCGGCGCAGGCGTCGGCATAAAAGACTACTCGCGCAAAGAGACAGATACGTTCGGCAATTACATCATTGTGCCGAGGGCTTTTAGCAAGAGTGCTAGCTTCACTGTTGCAGTTGAGCGCAATCGAGTAGATCAGGTTCACAGATTGCTGACCGAATTGCGCACAACGCCAGTCGTGTTTATCGGCGCTGAGGTTTTTGACAGCACGGTAATATATGGGTTCTATCGGGATTTTGACATAACAATCAACTACCCGATGGCTGAGCTTAAAATCGAAATCGAGGGACTTACATAATGGCAATGAATCCACTACCGCCAGCACCGCAGCGAACGCAAGATCCGGCGACCTTTGCCGCCACTGCTGACACTTTCGTGGCTGCGCTGCCTGGCTTCGTGACTGACGCAAACGCACTGCAAGCTGACGTAACAAGCAAGCAAACCAGCGCTGCCACATCGGCCAGCACTGCCACCACACAGGCCAGTGCAGCCAGTGCAAGCGCTGCCAGCGCACTAAGCTACAAGAACAGCGCAGAAGCCGCTGCAGCAGCCGCGCAAGCTGCGG